TCAGTGGGTTCTCGGTTCAAGTCCGAGGGGGTGCACTCCGCCGCCCTCCGGCCCGTTATCGGGCTGGGGGGCGTTTCCTGTTTCCAGCCACTGAATCGGCGCGCCAGTGCGCAGCGCCCACATCCGCACCGCCATCTTCTTCGGAGTCGTGCGACCGCTCATCCAGTGGCTCAGGCTCGACTCGCTCATACCGAGGTATTCGGCCATCTCCTTCGTGCTCACGTCTGCGACTTGCAGCGCCTTGCGCAGTCTGTCGCCGAGCGTGAACTCGTAGGCGGTCATCGAACCCTCGGAACTCCCCATGATCGTCATGCCGCAATTATGGCGGTGGAAGCGCGAGCGCGCAACAATTGAGGCGGAGCTAGAAACTACGGAATTGTAGTTACACGGCTGGCATGCTTTAGTTCATCCCGTGACACACGACGGATTTGAATTTGACCCGCGTTTGATCTGGCCAGGCCAGCTCATCGGCGCCGCCGACGTCGCGACGATCCTCGAACGCGACCGCTCCACCGTCATCCGCATGGTCCGCGATGGCCGGTTGCACCCTCTCGCGCAGCTGGACGGGCCAACGGGGGCCTATGTCTTCGACCGCTCCGATATCCGGAAGCCCACCGCATGAGCGTCGAGGCCATGGCCATCGCCATGCACCACTCCCGCTCGCGCAACTCCACCGACATCGCCGTCCTAGTCGGCATCGCCAACCACGACGGAGACGGCGGCGCGTGGCCCACTGTGCCCACGCTCGCGCACTACGCCCGAGTGAGTGACAGGCAGGTCCAGCGGTCGCTCACCGAACTCATCCGGCTCGGCGAGATTGTCCGCGACATCCAGCACGGCGGCACGGCCGAGATTGCGCACTACGACCGGCCGAACCTCTATCACTTCGTGCTCAAGTGCCCGCCCCACTGTGACGGCTCACGCGGCCACAAGCTGCTGTGTCGCAAGTGCGGCAAGGCCATGCCGAAGAGCTTCCAGACGCGATTCTTTCACCCCGAATGCGAGCCTGCGGCGGCTCCGGAGGTGGCGCTTGACCCGGTGACGCCCACGTCACCCGGTGATGCCCAGAGCGCCGACTCAGACCCGGTGACGTCAGCGTCACCCGGTGACACCCACGTCACCGGGCCGGTGTCACCGGCGTCACCCAAAACACCCTTAGAACTTTCTACCTACGTTGATAAAGAAACTTACGTACCTAACGACGTGCGTGCGCGCGAGCGCACGGAAGGTCAAGGGCGTAAGAGTGAGCCGCTACGCGGCGCGTCTTCTGGCGCCGTCTTCGACGTCGCGGGGTCGCTCCGCGACGCGGCGGATGCGCTGAGCGCTTCGAACGCGCTCTGCAAGGCGTTCCCGCAGCGTCGAGGCATCCGCTGCCAGTACGCGCCCATCAATGGCCGGTGCGTCCACTGCGGAGAGCGCAGCCGTGACGAAATGGTCTTCGACGGCATCGCCTACAACGCCCAGGGCGAGGTGCTGTGAACGACTCCGGCATCCGCCCCTCGCACGTCGCCTTCGTGCTCGTGCTCACCATCGCCGCTACGGCTCTCGCCGTCGCGTTCGTCCCAGCCGCCGCTATCGCGGCAAACCTGCTGAATGGAGCCATGTAATGACCAAGCCATCCGAGTCCGTCCGGAACCGCAAGCGGCCGACGTGGGACGTCGTGTCGATCACGAAGGATCTCACCGAACTCGCCGTCATGTTCGCCGATGAGGCCATCTACGCCGACTCGTTCGACGCTCACCGGCTGATGGATAGCCACGCGCAGACGCTCCGGCTCGTGCGCACGTTCGTCGAGCGCGGCATCTACGACGTCGGCATGGGCCAGGTCTGGATCAGCGCGGGCAAGCGCATCATCTTCGAGGTCCAGCTGCACCGCGCAGCGCAGGCGTTCGCGATGATGCGGCACCGGATGGCCGAAGACACCCGCGCCATCGTCCTCAAGGCTCTCGCGGCCGTCGATGAGCAGGGAGAGGTCGGCGCCGAAGCCCGCGCCATCGTCGCCGAAGCCGCCGTCAACCTCACCGCCGAAGACCTCCGCACTGACTCCCTCGACGCCCTCGCCGACGAACTCGACACCGCCGTCCGCTCCGCCAGCTTCGAGCGCGTCGCCCGAGCAACCGCCGCCATCGACTACGCGACCGCCGACGCCGCTGTGCGGGCTCAGAACGGCCGGGGCGTCACCGCGGCCCTCGACGGCATCGGAAACGCGCTGTGAACGCCCCCGAGGCCCTGCCCGTCGTGCCCACGCTCGCCGCCGCCGCCGTCATGTGGACCTACATCCTGATTCCTTCCCGAGTCTGGCTCTGGATCGGCACCACCGCCGCGACGCTCGCCGCCGTCGCCGCCCTCGTGTTCGCCCCGGCCGATCCGCGAGAGGCCGAAGAGGAATCCAACCTTGGCTAAGCCCCAGCCCCTCGCGACGCCCGAGGACGTCGCCGAATGGCTGCAAGTCACCGTCGCCTACCTGGCCAAGCTCCGCCACGCCAAGAAGGGGCCGCGGTGGACCAAGGTCGGCCGATCAGTGCGCTACGCCTGGGGCGACGTGCACCGCTGGTGCACCGAGAACGCCGACGGCGGGGGAGGGGCGCAGCGTGGCTAGGCGCAGCGGCCGCGAGTCCACCGCGGTCACGCAAAAGGTTCTCGAGGTCTACGGAACTGCCTGCTGGCTCCGAGGCCCCTACTGCACCAGGGTCGCGACCACCAAAGACCACGTGATGCCCTACAGCTTCGGCGGGCTCGAAACGATGGACAACCTGCGCCCCGCCTGCCGGGCCTGCAACACGCAACGATCCAACCGGCTCATCCAGGGGCACGGCGTCGACATCCGCGTCGTCATGGGGCCACCCGCGGCGGGCAAGTCCCGGTACGTCCGCGACCAGGCGACCCCTGCCGACACCATCGTCGACCTCGACGTCATCGCTCGCGCGCTGATGCCCCGAGAGCCCGAGCGCAGCCACACCTACCCCGAACACATCCGTGACATCGCCATCGCGGCCAGGCAGGGGGCCATCGAGCGTGCCATGCGGCATACCTCGCGCTCTACCACGTGGATCATCCACGCCATCCCGAGCCCCACCAAGCTCGCCCTCTATCAGCTACTGCGCTACCCGCTCATCACCATCGACCCGGGCCGCGCCATCGTCGAAGAGCGCGCACGCACCATGCGCCCGTCGGCTCAGTCGGTCCAGATCGCGCGGTGGTACGCCTCGGGCCTGGCCCTGGCCAAGCCCACCGACCAGAGCGGCGCCGGACCAACCCCGGTGTATTGGTCGGTCACCCCAGCACAACCCGCGCCGACTGTCAAATCGAGCGGAGTTCGGCCGTGGTGACCCCGATTTTTCTGGTTCGAGACGGCCAGGGAGCCCCGCGTCCCACCGCCCATCCCCCCCACAACCAAAATAAAAAAAGCCCAGTTCGGGAAGGAAAAAAGCCGTGACGCATCCCACCCTGTTTGGTCCCGAAGCGGCGCAGACCGGGCCGAAATCGCCCCTTCGCGAAGCGTTCGACACGTTCGTCGCCGATCTGGCCCAGAAGGAGCCGCTGACCATGTTCCGGCTCGTGCTCGCCGAGACGGGCCGCTCTCTCGCCGAGTCCATCGACCGCGGGAACGGCAAGGGCCGCTCGGTCGCGGCCGACGTCGAGCGCCTGCAGGGCATCATGCGCGAACTCGAAGGCCGCGAAGACGCCAACCCCGATGACCTCACCGAAGCCGAAAAGGAACTCCTTGCTGCATTCAGCCATGTACCCCGGAATGCCGGAGCCTCGGCTAGCGACCCCGCGTAACCTCAACCGCGCGACCTACGGAACCCACGTCGCCGCCGCGTCGAGCTTCCTCAAGCGGCCGCTCATCCCGTGGCAGCGATTCGCGGCCGACGTCGCGGGCGAGGTCGATGACGACGGCATGCTCTGGTACACCAAGGTTCTCCTCACGGTGCAGCGCCAGGCGGGGAAGACCGCCCTCGACCTCGCCGGGAACGTCCAGGTGGCTCTCTCCGGCCAGGATCGGCGCGCCTGGTACACCGCGCAGACCGGGCAGCACGCATCCAGCAAGTGGCGCGAGATGTCCGACACGTTCGTCGAGTCCCGTCTGAAGCGGATGGCTCACCGGCGCCTGACCAACGGCTCCGAAGCACTGACGTTCGTGAACGGCTCGACGTTCTCGCCGCACCCGCCGAGCCCGGAGTCGCTGCACTCGAAGCAATCCGACCGGAACTCGGTCGATGAGGCATGGGCGCACACCGAGCTAGCCGGGGACGCCCTGCTTCAGGCCATCGTGCCGACCACCACCACACGGCGCATGCTCATCGGCCAGCAACCCCAGCTGTGGATCATCAGCACCGAGGGGACCGTCGAGTCGACGTTCTTCAACCGCGAGATCGAGCAAGCGCGCGCGATGCAGGATCCGCGCACGTGCGTCATCGACTTCGGGCTCTGGGAGGGCGACGACGCCGACGACCTGGTCACCGTCGCGCGCCGACACCCCGGATTCGGGCACATCCTCGATATGGAGACCCTGAAAGACGCGCGCGGCAAGCTGCCCCTTGGCGAGTTCGCCCGCGCCTACGGCAACCGTCGCACCGGCGCCACCGAACGCATCTTCCCGGCCGGACCGTGGAAGAACGCCGCGTTCGACCTCGAAATCCCCATCGGCCCCATGTGCTTCGGCGCGGCCACCGGCGTCGACGGCGTCGACACCACCATCACCGTGTCGCAGCGCATCGGCGACATCGTCGTCACCGCCATCCCCGAGGGCGGTCACGGCCTCGGCACCTACTGGGGCATCGACTACCTCATCAACATCTGCACCCAGTACGACAACGCCCCCGTGGCCATCGACCGCGTCGGCCCCTCCGCGGCGCTCTACGACGCCGCGAAACGCGCAGGGCTCCGCCTGGTCGACCTCGACTCCGCGTCCGTCTCCGCCGCCTGCCAGAACACCCTCAGCGGCATCGTGAACCCGAAGGGCGCCACCTGGCGCTACCGGCCGCATCCGGCGCTCGAAGCGGCCGCAGAACTCGCCACGCGCCGCTGGATCAGCGATGGAGCGTGGGTCTTCGGCCGCACCAAATCCGTCGGCTCCATCAGCGCGCTCGAAGCGGCGAATCTGTCGTCGTGGGGCATCGACCACATGCCCGCGAAGATGGGCATGCAGCTGGGCTAAGCGGCGCCGCCGAATCGGAACGTCCGGGTATCTCAGGGAATCTCAGGGAACCGAACAGGCGTCGAGATTCGGCGGTGCGCGGGGCCGACCTCGACAGTTCTCGGCATGGCAATCTTCCCCGGCCTTGAGCGGCAGCACGGCATCCAGCGCCGCGACTCCGGCGCCACCCCGATCACGGTCCCGGACCGCTCGCAGCGTCTCTCCGCGTTCAGCACCGACCGCGCCCTCACCCTCTCCGACATCTACTCCGGACTGCGCATCCACGCCACGGCCGCGAGCCAGCTGTCGTTCGGCGTCTACCGCGGCAACGTCTCCCGCCCGGTCCCCGCGATCCTCGATCAGCCCGACGTCGACGCCAGCCTCTCCGAGTGGATCGAATACGTCGTCATGTCCATGTACATCGACGGAAACGCGTTCATCCGGCTCGTGCGCGACGACCGTGGCGTCATCGTCGACGCCTACCCGCTCAACCCCACCGAGGTCACGGTCAAGGTCGACCGTACCCGCGAGAAGCCCCGCACGAGCTACCTCCACCTCGGCCGCGAGTTCACCAAGCGCGACCTCTACCACATCAAGTTCCTCACCGTGCCGGGGCTCGCCCGAGGCCTCGGCCCCATCCAGGCCGCGCAGCTGGAAGTCACCGGCGCCCTCGATGCCCGCGACTACGGCGCCCAGTGGCTCTCCGACTCGAACATGCCCGACGGCGTGCTCACCACCGACCAGGAACTCGGCCCCGGCCAGGCCGACATGTACAAACACGTCTGGTACGGCCGCAACCCCGACGGCAGCCCCCGCACCATCCCCGACGGCACCGCCGCATTCGGCGCAAACGAACGCATCCGCGTCATGGGCAAGGGCCTGTCCTACTCGCCCCTGATGCTCAAGCCCAGTGACGTCCAGTTCCTCGAAACCCAGCAGTTCAACACGACCAAGATGGCGCGCCTGCTCGGCGTGCCCGCGTCGCTGTTCCTCGCGGCCGTCGAGGGCAACTCGCAGACCTACTCCAACGTCGAACAGGAATGGATCGGCTACGTCCGATTCTCGCTGATGAAGGTGCTTCGGCCGATGGAGGAATTCGCCACCGCGATCATCCCGCGCGGCTCGGTCGCCCGATTCAAGCTCGAAGCCCTGCTTCGCTCCGACACCAAGAGCCGCTACGAGGGCCACGTTGCCGCCATCAATGCCGGATTCCTCACCGTCGACGAAGTCCGCGCCATCGAGGGCCTGCCGCCGCTCACCAACGAACAGCGCGCCGCCCAGCCGAAGGCCAATCCCCTCGACATCGGCGAGGCCACCGCCACCCCCGTCAACGCCATCGCCCCGAAGGAATAGCCCATGACCACCACCATCGAGCACGACCCCCGCGTCGGCTTCCAGACGCGCGACATCCAGATCCGTTCCGTCTCGGCCGAGACGCGCGAGGTCCAGGGCATCGGCGTCCCGTTCGGCGAAATCTACGAACGATGGGGCTTCCGCGAGACGTTCAACCCCGCGTGCGAGTTCCGCGACATCGACACGGCCAAGGTGCTCTACCTGCACCGCGAGCCCATCGGGCGCATCACCCGATCCGAGCGCACCGCATCCGGAATGGACATCACCGGCACCATCAGCCGCACCGCCACCGGAGAGGACGCCTACACCCTGCTCCGAGACGGCGTCATCGACTCGTTCTCCATCGGCTTCGAACCCATCGAGTTCGTCACCCGCGAAGACGGCACCGTCGAGCACACCGTCGTTCGTGTCCGCGAATTCTCCGTCACCCCCACCCCCGCCTACCTCGATGCCAAGGTCTCCGCCGTCCGGCACGACGACCCCTCCACCCCCGTCACCACCAACGAAAGGCACAACCCAGTGACCGACACCATCACCCGCGAGGACGTTGAGACGATGTTCCAGACCCGCGACGAAGCCCTCGCCCGCGACCTGTTCGCCCGCCTCGCCGCGTCCGCGCCGCCCACCACCGCCGGCCCCCAGTACCGCACGATGGGCGACTACCTCAAGGCCGTCGCCGAGGGCGAGGACGCGGCCGTCACCTTCCACCGCGACTACACCGGTGGCGTGCTCGCCGACACCGCGCCGCAGAACGCCTGGCTGCCCGACGCCATCCGCCAGGTCGACAAGCCCCGCCGCACCATCAACATGTTCGGCCGTGGCACCCTGCCCGAGAAGGGCCTCAAGCTGGAGTACTACCAGCTCAAGCCCGGTACCGACACCACCGCCGTCGGCGAACAGGTCAACGAGGGCGATGACCTCACCGGCCCCGGAAAGATCGAATTCGAGACCGAGACGGCCGACATCAAGGTCTTCGGCGGCTGGATCGAGCTCAGCCGCAAGGACATCCAGCGCGCCACCGTTCCCGTGCTGAACACCACCTACAAGGCGCTTCAGATGAAGTACGCCAACCAGACCGAGGCCTACGTGCGCGGTAAGTTCCTGGCCCTGCTCGCCGCGCAGAAGGTCGCGGGGAACAAACTCTCCACCGCGATCACCCTCCCGAACCTCAAGAGCGCCGACTGGCTCGACCTCATCGTCGACGGCGCCCTCGCCTACGAGGACCGCGGATTCACCATCGACGGCCTCGCCGTGTCCGCCGACATCTTCAAGACCCTTTACCGCCTCGAAGACGGCGCCGGTCACAACCTGATGAACGTCTACGGCACCGGCGTCAACGTCACCGGCTCCATCAACGCCAAGGGACCCGAGGGCAACATCGCCAACATCCCGGTCAAGCTGCTCCGCGGCGCCCCGGCCCGCACCGCCACGTTCTTCGACCCGGTCGCCATGACCACCCTCGAATCGGCCGGTGCCCCGTTCCAGCTGCAGGACGAGAACATCATCAACCTCACCAAGCAGTTCTCGCTCTGGGGCGAGATCAGCGTCACCGAGGAGTTCCCCACCGCCCTGCTCCCGCTCGACATCCCGGCCGGGGTCTAACCCACGATGGCCGACCCCGAAGCACCCACCACGAAGGCGCTGGACTGGTACGTCCAAGCCCTCGGGGAAGACAAGGAATTCGCCACCGAGTCCGCGGCGGAAGCCGAGGCGCTGGTCGCGGGATTCCTGGTCGGCGCGCCCGGAGCGGTCCCCACCGCGATCCGGGCGCGCGCGGTGCTCGAAGTCGGCGCCGACCTCTACTTCCGCAAGGCCTCCCGCAACGGCATCACGTCGTTCGAGGGCCTGGACGTCGCCCCCATGCGCATCAGCCGCAACCCCCTCGCGGCCGCGTACGACCTCTTCCGACCGTTCCTCGTGATGGGACTCTGACCGTGCCCGACACCGCCCCCCGCCTCACCGCCGCCCTCGAACTGCGCGACCTGATCGCCGCAGCACTCGCCGACGCCGACCTCGCCAAGGTCACCGCCACCATCGACCTCGGCGACGCCGCCTCCGCCGCCCGCGAGGGGTGCGTCGTCGTCTCCCTCCCGAACCTCGACTGGACCGAATCGTTCTACGACGTCGCCATCGAGTGGGAGGTCAACGTCATCGCGGGACCGGCCGACAACTACGTCGCCGCCTGGACCCGCATCGACGCCATCATCCACGCCCTCGAACTGTCGCGGCTCCCGCTGCTCAAGGGCAAGCCCGCGCAGTACCAGCCCCTCAGCGGGCAGAAGCTCCCCGGCTTCACCCTCACCCTCACCACCGACCAGACCTTCTAGGAGGACCACCGTGCCCGTCAAGTCCAACATCCTCGGCCCCGGCTCGCTCAAGCTCGGCGAAACCGCGTCGCCCATCGAGTTCGCCGCGCAGCTGACCAAGGCCGCGCTCACCCCGTCCGTCGACTCCGAAGACGACATCCCCGTCCTCTCCGGCGACATCCTCGCCGGGGACGACACCACCACCTGGGAACTGTCCGGCACCGTCATGCAGGACTACGACCTCGAATCCCTCGAAGACTGGTGCTTCGAGAACCGCTCGACCGTCGTCCCGTTCCAGTTCGAGCCGGACTCCACCGCCGGGCGCCGCGCCTGGTCCGGCTCGGTCAAGGTGCGACCGCTCACCGTCGGCGGCGACGTCAAGAAGCGCAACACCTCCGACTTCACCTTCCCCCTCGTCGGCGAGCCCACCCCCGTCGTCGTCGACTGATGAGCGAAGAGGCCATCCGGATCGAAGGATGGCGCGAACTCCGCTCCACCCTCCGCAAAGCCGGAGACGACCTCTCCGACCTCAAACAGGCCAACGCCGACGCGGCGAAGATCGCGGCCGAAGCATCCGCGCAACTCGCCCCGTCGCGCAGCGGCCGACTCGCCGCGACTATCCGGTCGGCGGGCACGAAGGCCGCGGGCGTCATCCGCGCCGGAACCGCTCGAGTCCCGTACGCGCTCCCCATCCACTGGGGCTGGGGCCGTCGGCACATCGCCGCCAACCCGTTCCTCTCCCGAGGTGCACGGAACTCCGAAGGCCAATGGATTCGCGTCTATGAGGACTTCATCACCGACACCGTCATCCACCAAATCAACGGAAAGTAGGCCAACTCATGGCATCCAAGAAGACCCTCACCATCTCGTTCCTCGACGGCCGCCCCGACATCGAGGTCACCCCGACGCTTCAGGACACGTTGGAGTTCGAGAACGTGCTCAAGAAGAACCGCAAGTGGGGCGGGCTCAAGGAGAACGCGCTCAAGATGCAGCCGTTCCGCGCGTTCAACGCCGCCCGCCGCGTGGGCCTCTACTCCGGCAGCTGGGACGAGTTCGTCTCCGAGGTCACCGACGTCGTCACCCCGGACCCCGACGACATCGACCAGGACTCCGACACGGAGGTCGGCGGCCTGGGGGAAGACACGACGACGGCAGCGTCTCCGAGCTACTAGTCAAGATCGCCCTCCGGACGGGCACCATGCCCTCCGCCTGGGCGCAGGAGAGCGACGAAAACATCATCACCGCCTACTACCTACTAACCCGAGAGGACTCCGATGGGTAAGACCGCCATTCTGGCCATCCGCATCATCGGAGACGCCGTCGAGGGCGTAAAGGCGCTCAAGGACCACGCGGCCGCCGTCGACGTCTGGCAGAAATCCACTGCCGTCGCCGGGGCGGTCGCGGGGGCCGCGCTCATCGCCGGATTCATCGGCGCCGCCGACATCGAATCCGCGCAAGCCAAGCTCACCGCCCAGCTGGGCATCCCGGCCGAGGAAGCGGCCCGCTACGGCGAAATCACCGGCGACCTCTACGCCGAGGGCATCGGTGAGGGCCTGGACTCCCTCAACACCGCCATTCAGGGCGTCGTCACGAACATCCCCGACATGGCGACCGCGTCCGACGACACCGTCTCCAAGATCACCGAGGACGTCTCCAACCTCGCCACCACCTTCGACCAGGACCTCGGCGCGACCACCACCGCCGTCGGCCAGCTGATGAAGACCGGCATGGCGTCCGACGCGCAGGAAGCGCTCGACATCATCACCGTCGGCCTACAGTCCAACCAGCGCGCCGGAGACGACCTCCTCGACACCTTCACCGAGTACCCCGCCCTCTTCGAACGCCTCGGACTCGACGGGCAGACCGCCACCGGCCTCATCAATCAGGGGCTCGACGCCGGCGCTCGGAACACCGACATGGTCGCCGACGCGCTCAAGGAATTCCAGATCCGTGCCACCGACGGCAGCACCGCCAGCGCGGCAGGATTCGCCGCGCTCGGGATGGACGCCGCCGCCGCTACCGCCCAGATCGCCGCGGGCGGCGAGGGCGCATCCGCTGGCCTTGACCAGGTGCTCGACGGCCTGCGCGGAATGAGCGACCCCGTCGCCCGCAACGCGGCCGCAGTCGCCCTCTTCGGCACGAAAGCCGAAGACCTCGGCGACGCCCTCTTCGCCCTCGACCCCTCCACCGCAGTCGCCGGACTCGGCGAGGTCGACGGCGCCGCGACCCGCCTCTCGGAGACGGTCGAAGGCGGCGCGCAGCAAGCCCTCGTCGCGTTCCAGCGCACCGTGGAAACCACCTTCACCGACATCGCCGCGCAGGCGCTCCCCGTCATCACCCCCATCCTCGAAGGGCTCCGCGAGTTCGCGCCGATCCTCGGCCCCGCCGCCATCGCCCTCGCAGCGGCCGCGGGAGCCGTCACCGTTATCAGCGCCGCAATGAAGGTCTACGCCGCCGTGCAGGCCATCCAGACCGCCGCCCAGTGGGCGCAGAACGCCGCCTGGCTCGCGAACCCCATTACCTGGATCATCCTGGCCATCATCGTCGCCATCGGGCTCATCGTCGCCGCCATCTTCTGGCTGATCGAGAACTGGGAAGAGGTGTCCCGCGTCGTCGCCGACGTCTGGACGGGCATCGTCGACTGGATCGCCGCCGCCTGGACCGCGATCATCGCCGGAATCGACGCCGCCGTCGCCTGGATCGTCGAGGTCTGGAACGGATTCTGGGCCTTCCTCGCCGCAGGCTGGGACGCCGTCGTCTCGTTCATCGTCGCCATCGTCGACTCTGTCGTCGCCTGGATCACCGGCGCCGTCAACCTCATCGTCGCCGTCTGGAACCTCTACTGGGCCATCGTCGCGGCCATCTGGCAAGCCATCTTCGACTTCATCGGCTCCGTCATCGACTCCATCGTCACCTGGATCACCGGCGCGGTCGCCAACATCGTCACCGGGTGGAACCTGGTGATGGCCGTGGCCAACGCCGTCTGGAACGCCGTGCTGGCCGTCGTGCGATCGGTCATCGACGGCATCGTCGCCGCCGTGCAGACCGTCATCGACACCGTCACCAACACGTTCACCACCATCCAAGACATCGTCGGCGGGGTCTTCGACTTCATCCGCGACGCCTCCGCGGGCGTCTGGGACGTCTTCATCGATGGCATCAAAGGCGCCATCGGCTGGATTCAGGACGCCATCGGCTTCCTCGGCGACCTGTTCTCCGGCCAGGCCTCCGCCGCCTCCGCGCAGGCCGACCTCTCCTCCGGCCCTGCATCCCGCATGGTCGCCGAAGCCGACGTCGCCCCCGTCGCGATGTCGCGGATGATGTCGTTCACCACCGAGGAAGCGGCCACCGGATTCGCCGCGACCACCACGGCCCTCACCACCGCCACCAGCGACCCCTACGCCGCCCAGTTCGCCGGACTCAACCGATTCGGCGACCGCCCCGAGAAGGGCGACACCTACAACATCACCGTCAACGGTGCCATCGACCCCGACGGCACCGCCCGCACCATCCGGAAGGTACTCACCGACTCCGCCCGCAAGACAGGCACCCTCACCGCGGCAGGTTCGTCATGGCGCTCATGACCGACCCGCCCGTCATTACGATCAGCGGCGAGCCGCTGCCCGCATCCTGGACCGACGGCCGAGGGCTGGTGGGCGTCGCCGACCTCGCTATGCCCTGGGGCCGCGACGACCCGTTCGGTGAGCCGGAGCCGACGACGCTATCCATGACCGTCATTGACCCCGATGGCGCATGGTCGACCGACAACGACCTCGTCGGCGCGCCCATCGTCGTCGAGCGACCCGCGCCCACCGTCCGCGCGATCTTCCGCGGCCGCATCAACGACGTCCAGACCCGCCGAGGCGCCGTCACCGACCCCATCACCGGCCGCGAGGTTACGGTCTGGTTCACCGCGATCACGGCCGCGAGCACGCAAGCCGACCTCGCCCAGGCCGTCATGCCTGGACCCGTCAACGACCCTGACGGCATCGGCTACGGGAACGGGTACTGGCCTCCGACAGCGACGCCAGGCGAGCGCCTAGACGACGTCTTCGAGAACGGCGCCTCGACCTTCATCGATGGCATCGAGCACTTCCCGGGCGCGGCGATGCTCAAGGGTCACCAGTACAGCGAGGGACTCAACCTCTTCGACCTCATCGCCCTCGCGTACCGGTCCGCCAACCCGCTCACCCACGCCAATTACGTCCCGCACACCAACCGAATCGACTTCGGCCGTGCGGCCGTCGGCGCAGGCCTGCGCCTCACCTGGCTCGACGGACTCGTCGTCACCGAGGCCACCGGGAACGGGCTCACCGTCCCCGCCTCCCGCGTCGCCCTCGCCTCCGACCAGTCGGTGCGCTCGACCGTCGCCAACGCCATCGACATCGTTCAAGTCGCCTGGGCCACGGCGCAGCCCGACGCGGCCACTACCGGCCGATGGAACACCGACGCCCTCGCCACCGCGTACACCGCCCGCTACGACCCCGCAGCGCGCGGCCAGCGGGTCTACAAGATCGACACCGACATCCGCGATGACGGGGCGCCCGCGAACGCTGTAGCAGCGTCCTCCGCCGTCCTCATTAACGAAATCAACGGCAAGTTCGCGCTCCCTCCGATTCGCTTCCTCCCCGGCCGACTGGACTACGACGCGGCCGCGCTCGACGTGCTGCTCGCGACCTACGACAAGCCCCTCGCCAGCTTCTACTTTCGAGGATCCATCTTCGCCGGGCTCAACAACGTCGGGCCCCTCTTCCAGATCGTCGGCGGAACCGTCTCATGGTCCGCCCGCGGCTGGGCCATCGACGCGAACGCCGTCCCCGCCGCCGAGGGACCTGACCCGACTACCTGGGACCAAGTCGCCCCCGCTGCCGTCACCTACGACGACCTCGACCCCGCCATCACCCTCCGCGAACTCGCGTACGTCACAGAAGGAGTCCCCGACTGATGGGCGCCACCCCGATCTACGGAATCCGCTACGCCGACCCCGGCGACAGCCTCCGCAACACCCCCAACGTCACCCGCGAACTGGCGGAAGACGTCGACCGAGCCCTCACCACGTTCGTCGAAAGCCTCACCGACAACCCGACGTTGGCCACAGTGCTCGCCGCCGCCATCGCTGACCTCCTCAACGACGAACGCCTCGTCCGTCGCGGCGAGCCTGGCCTGCCCCGATTCATCCGCGGCGACCACCCCGACTACGCCGTCCTGGTCCTCTCCCGCGACTGGCGCATCATCGGCGGCATCCGCCGACACTCCCTCGCCCTCGACCTCGCAGACATTCGCGCAACACGATTGGAGGCACGAACTTTCGTGTCCGGCGCCACCCGACAAGTCGCCCTACTCGACTCGAGTCCGCGCGTCATCCACCTCACACGCGACTGGCGCCGCGCCCACCCCGGCGCCGGAGCCGACGGCCTCATCGACGCCGCAATCCTCGACGAACTGCGCGCCCGCCGCGGACTCGCCGTCACACAGTTCGTCTCCCTCGCGGTCTGGGGCGATTCCATGAGCACCGCCTACCAGGGCGGAGTCAACCAGACCACAGCCATCGCCAGCCTGCTCGGCGTGACGGGCCTGGATCGCGGTCGATCCTCCGACACCCCCGAGGGCATCAGCATGCGCATGGGCGCCAGGCCCTTCCGCGTCACGGTCGCGGGCGGCAGTATCCCCGCGTCGGGCGCCGTCACCGCGACCATCCCCGCGCAGGGCGAACTCTGGGGAACCCCCGCTTACAGCTACGTCGGCACCATCGCCACCACCGCAGGCGTTCAAGTGCCCGTCATCATTCGCAAGCCCGAGAACGCGCAAACGTTCACCATCGAGCAGTCAGGCGCAACGTCCGCCGTCGACGTTCGCCCCGGTGCACGGTTCTCACCCGACACGAGCGTCGACGCCGCCCACCCTGCCCTGTTCTGGGTCGGCCGCAACCGCGCAAGCACCGCCACCGCATCCGTCCGGCTCATGCTCGCCGCACACCGTGACCCCCTCCGACGCCGCCTCGTGCTTCCGATCTTCAACAACTCGGCAGAGCCCTCCGGCTCATCGGGCTACACGTCGATCATGGCCACCAACGCGGAAACCGAGGCGCTCGAACCGGCCGCATTCTTCGACCACCGCCGCGCCCTGATCGCGAACGGCCTGGCCATCGCCGGAATCGCACCCACCGCGGCCGACACCGAAGCCATCAACGCCGACGTCATCCCGCCGTCTCTGAGCTACGAGACGACCGGCACCCGAACCCACCTCAACGCGGCCGGACGAAACGCCCTCGCGCGCATCGTCACCGACGAAATCCGCGCCCGCCGCTGGTAACCGAAAGGACCTCCCCGATGACCACCATCGTTCACAGCATCCCCGAGAACGGCGACCCCGCCGTCGCTCGCCCCGGTCTGCTACCCCTGCCCGACGACGCCCCCGCCTGGCGCACGCGCTCGACGTCGCTCTCGCTCAACCTGGTCGACGGCGGCGCGACCGGGTCCGTCGTGTCTGGCGGCACGGTCGGACAGCTGTTCGCTCTCAATGGGAACCTCGGCTATCGAGTGCGCGACACCGATGATGAGTTCGACGGTCTGCCGACTCTTCGGGTGAACGGCTCCGGCGCGACCGGCCAGGCCCTCCGCACCTCTTCCGGCGTCACCGCAAACCTGCCCGGAACGCTGGTGTACGTCGGCTCACTCCCCGCGATCCCCACCGCGCTCTACATCGCCCACGGTCTGCAATCGACCAACGGGAGCCACGCACACGGCATCGTGATTGTCGACGGCGAGGTCCGCTCGTACACGTCCGGTACTCCCGCCAGCATCACCCTCTCATCCGGGCACCGAATCGCCGCCGACCGTCCGTTCGTCGCGGTCTACACGTGGTCGCCCGCAGGAACCACCCTCGTCGTCAACGGCGACGTCGTGACCGGAGCGGGTGTCACATCCGGCACCGGAACCGTCTACCAGAACGCGGGCTGGAACACCAACGCCTCATCCGGCGTCACCGCCGACCTCTTCGAGGTCGCCCACGCGACGGCTTCGATGACCGGCGACGCGGCCCAGACCCTCTGTGAGCACTACATGCGCCTCATCGGCCTCTAACAGGAAGCACCGTCCATGCAGATCATCCACTGCGCCCGAGGGCGCATCACCACCCGATTCCACGAAGACATCGGGCGGGGGTTCCCGCATCGCGGCATCGACCTCGGCCACGGCGACGCCACCGCCGACGACCTCCGCATCCTCGCGCCCGCAGCGGGCCGCGTCATCGCGGTTGGCCGTGATGGCACGTACGGCCTGCGCATCATCATCGACCACGGCGCCGGTTGGACGACCCTGATCGCGCACCTGGCGAGCTGCCGCGTCGCGGTCGGCTACGAGGTGGCCCAGGGCGAGGACATCGCCGTTATGGGCAACTCCGGCACGGAGTTCGTTCACGCCCACCAGGAACTTCGGCTCGACGGCGTCTGGAAAGACCCCGAGCTTTACACCACCACAACCGCGGGAATCAACCCGCAGACAGGAGACGACGACGTGTCGTTCGCAGACCCCATCAAGCACAACGGAGTAGACGCCCCCGCGGTCGTCGTCCTCGCCGACACCCTGATTGGCGTGCAGGAGGCGGTCGGCATCCTCCGCGACCTCCGCAGCACCGACCATCGCGACATCCACGCGCCCGCTGACGTCGTCGACGCCGACACCCTCACCGGCGTCCAGCAGACCGGACAGCGCATCACCCGCCTGGAAGTCGTCGTCGGACTCATCGCGCAGAAGCTCGGAGTAGAGGTGCCGACCACCTGATGCCCGAATGGCTCGTCTCGTTCCTCTCCGCCGCGGGCGCACTGCTCGTCGGCGTGGGAGGAACGTTCATCACCCTCCGCTCCCGCGACCACGCGCGCATCCGGGACCTCGAAACTCGCGTCGACGTCGTCGAGCGCCGGGAGCGAGACGGGTGGCTCATCAACCGCGTCCTCATCGATCACATCTATCGCGGCCGAGGGCTTCCCCTGCCCGACGTCGTCACCGCCTACCTGGAAGAGAGGTCCTAGTGACTCACAAGCTCGAAACCCCGCGCATCTGGTACCCGAACCAGCGCGTCATCCGAACCGTCTTCACGGCCGTCGTCGGCCTGGTGCCCGTCGTGGCCATCGTGCTCGGCATCCTCGCCGATCAGTGGCCCGCCGAGTGGCTGGTCGCGGCCGCGGGCGCGTCGCTGAGTGTGCAGGCCGTCCTCACGAAGGTGATGGCCAATGAGACGGTGAACGCCTGGCTGATCCGGTACACCTTCCTGGGCTCGCAGCCGAACTAGAGGAACCCCACAAGCACCGTGGCGCCGGCGCCGGCGCCGGCGCCGCGATCGCTAGTAGGTCTCGAACAACGAAAGCGCCGGACGGTGCACGCTCCCCGACAGTTCGGGTGCGTGCGCCGTCCGGCGCTTTGTGGACTCTCTACAGTCCGGATGCGGCCGCGAACTCGACGCCGCGACGCATGACGTCGTCGTCGACCGCGGTGTAAATCTGGGTCGTCGCTACCGAGGCGTGGCCCAGGAGTTCCTGTACGGCCCTGATGTCCTTTCCGGTGCCGACGTACGTCCTGGACGCGAATCGGTGCCGGAGGGTGTGCGCGGTGATGGTTGAGGGGAGCGCGGCGGAGAGGAGCTTGGAGACGTAGCCAGCCGAGAGGTGGCCGTCGATCCGACCGGGGAAAGCCCACCCGGTTGGGAGCGCCCGCAGCGTGGCCGCGAGCGCCGCGGGGATGGGCACGGTGCGCAGCTTGTCGCCTTTGCCAAGGATCCGCAGGGAGAACCCGCGGAAGCCCTCGCGGACGTCGTCGGAGTGCACGCGGGCAATCTCGCAGCACCGCAGGCCCGCGTGTGCAGCCAGCTGGACCATGATTCGGACCCGGACCTCGGAGTCGGCCAGGCCGAACCGTACGGCGTCCTCTGGGGCGGGCCGGGGGAGTCCGCGCGGCGCGGTCACGGTGGGGAGTCCTGCGCTGACGTCGACGTCCATTCGTCCGGATGCGAATGCCCACCCGTAGAAGCCTTTGAGGGTGACGGATGCAGACCGCATCGTGCTGCCGTTCCAGGCGTGCGCCGCGAGGTAGCCGATGAGGGTGTCGAGGTCGGCCGCGAATGGGTCGACTCGAGTCTCGGTCGCGAAGCGTCGGAGGTGGTAGCTCCGGAGCTTGCGCGTGCTGTCGGCGGTGCGGGATGCGGCGAGGAAGGCGAGGTATCCCGTGAGGGGGATGACCCACGCCGGGGGCGTCAGTAGGGCGGTTCTCATACCGGAAGTCAACACGTGTCGGGCGCAGCCGCTCTCGGCGTGTCCTGACCGATTCTCACTGTTCAT